AAAGCATTGTATGTAACATGGAAATCCATGGGGGCTGATATATCAGGTTATACTGAGGAAGAAATGATATTTGCAGCAATGCATCATGATTTAGGTAAAATAGGATTTCCAGGCGATGGTAATGAAGTGTATCAAGTAGAAACATCGGATTGGCATCGAAAGAATCAAAACAAGATGTACAAACACAATGAAAACATTCCATTCTCAATGGTGCCAGATTTATCAATTTGGTTGCTTCAAGAATATGGAGTTAAAATGTCTTGGAATGAATATCAGGCAATTAAAATACATGATGGAATGTATGATGATGCAAATAAACCGTATTTTGTTGCACGATCGGCACAGGCTAAATTAAAAACAAATCTTCCAATACTTCTTCACCATGGTGACCATATGGCAGCCCAGATTGAATATGAAAGATGGAGAAACAGAAATTCATCAACCCCTAAGCCAGTAGTTGAAAAAAGCAAAACAACTAAAAGCAATGGACTTAAAAACCTAGCAGAAAATAATCCAGATGTAGAAAAAACATTAACGGATATTTTTAGTGCATTTAACGAAGATTAATTATGTTGATTACATTTATAATACTATTTGTTTTAGCCAGTGGCACTGCTGGGTATTTTATTTATAGAGCTTATTATTTAGCAGGTGTTTTATCCGATGCTCAAGAATATATTGAAGGTTTAGAGGTAACAAATCAATACATGTACTCAAAAATTTACGAAACGTATGATGTGATGAAACAAATTGATCGTTTAGGTGCATTTGAATCAGAAGATGAAGCCGGAACCACTTTCCAATTATTAAATGAAGTTATAACAGAACTTAAAGAACAATTCGATGGCGAAGAAGAAAAAGAAAAGTAATATATATTTTACTAGAATCACAGAAATAGCTATATTAGCATATAATAAAACAGAATCTGCAGTAAAACGAGAAAAGATTTATAGAAGATTTATATATCCAGCTTTCATGAAAATGGCTGAAAATTTAATTAACACAATTAAACCAACTTATATAGATTCATCATTTACAGATCTTCAAACCGATTTAGTTACATTTTTAACAGAACGTTTAAATAAGTTTAATCCAAATGCCGGTAAAGCATATTCTTATTATACAAGAACATCATATAACTATTTAATTGGAGAAAATGATAGAGCTTATAAAAAGTTAAAAGCGGATACGGTTGAAATTGATATTGATGATCGCCGCAATGTTCTTATTGAAATGCATAATGATGATATGCAAGAAACATTGCAATATTTTATGAATGCGTATGTTAAACATTGTTATAACAACTTAAATTATATATTTAATAACGCAACTGATATTCATGTAGCAGATTCTATACTTCACGTTTTTGAAAATCGAGAATTGATAGAAGACTTCAATAAAAAAAGATTATATATTTTAATACGAGAACGTACCGGATTAGATCCATCCCAGACCAGTGCATTAACACGAGTAGTTAAAACACTTAAACAAATTTATGAAGATGGGTTTAAACAATATGAACAAACAGATTTCGTGAAATTACCTTTTTGATATTTATATAAAAGGAATTTTTTGTTATGGACAAAAATGATGAACTGTTTAAAGGTACTTCCTTTGCGGATCTAATGTCTGATGTCTATCATAATTCTAAAAAGAAAGATAGACAAATTAATCAGTTAATTGCACAACTTCAACCGTTAATTCGTAACGCATCTGATGCTACGATTATAGTTCCACTTATTAAAGAATATTTAGATGTTGCTGTAAAAAACGATGATCATTTAGTTAAATTAACTGCGATTGTTCAGCGATATATTTCTACTAAGCAGACAATATCGGGTACGGATGGATTATTATCAGACGAAGAAAAAGAACAACTACTTAAAGTTGCACAGACAACATTGGAATCTGAATTAGAAGACGAATTAGATCGTATATCGGATGAAGATGCTATACTAAAACAAAAAATACAAACAGCAAAAGAAAAGATTAGTAAAAATGAAGATGGGAAGTAACATTGAATTTGATGTTGCTGAAGTGCTGGATTATGAATATACATACCAGTATGTAGAATCTACGCGAAAAGATACTAACGTTAATAGTTTATTTGGTCTCAAAGTTCGATCATGTAACAGTTATTTTGATCCTAAACCATTTATAGCTAAACCAGCTAATATGTCATCTAAAAAATTGCCATTAGTTGGAGAATTAGTTTTAATCTTCCGTACTTTTAATCAAATTTCTAATTCCGAATTGCGTCGGGAAACATGGTACTATTTAACTACCATTGATGTACAATCTTCAATGAATGCAAATCCAATTCCCGGCATTTCTGATAAAACAGGAACTATAAATGATACTGAATCATATAAACCAGGAAAGACTTTTGATTTTAAATCTGTTTCACCAATTCAACCATATGAAGGTGATATAATTTTTGAAGGCCGATTTGGAAATAGTTTGCGATTTGGATCTACTATAAAATCTGGGGGTAATTACTATAGACAACCAACCTGGGGTGGTGATATATCAACAAATAATTTAATATCCAATCCAATAATTATTTTATCAAACGGCCAAGCAAATCAAACAGAGAAAAAATTTGTTGTAGAAGATATTAACACGGATAATTCTTCATTGTATTTAACAAGCACACAAAGATTATCAGGATTTCGTTTAAATAACATACTTCGAACTGTAGATGATTCAGTGACACAGTTTTCAAGATCTCAGTTTATTGGCACTGCGGATCGGATAATATTAAAAGCAAAAACAGATACTGTTGCTTTAGATTCAGGATTATCAATTGAATTAAATAGTCCATTGTTGTCTATAGGAGTTAAAAAAGATAAAGAAGATGGATTGCATACCGAAGCTGTTGAAGATTTATTTGAATTAATATTTGATATTTTAATATCCGGACTCCGGGATAGTAATGAAGCTCCGGTAAATTTAGCAGATCCTCAGTTTATTACTTTGAAAAATCAATTGATAAGTAGACTTAGAAACAAATCAATTAAACAGGATAAATTTTAAATATGGCTACCGCATTTCCATTTAATAAAATTTCTAAAGTACCTATGCGGGTATTAGCAATATTATTGCCAGTTATTACAGCTCAACAAACATTAGCAAAAAAATTAGGAAATCGTATACAAGAAGACTTAGAAAATTTATCTAAAAATGCAAAATGTGATGATGCTGAAGTTTTAGCATTAAAACAAAAATTAGAAAACCTACAACAAATAATAGATAATCTGCAGAGATTACTAGGATTTATACCAACTATATCAAATTCGTTACGAACTGTAAATTCAGTTGCACAAATAATATCGTCTGTTCAATTAATTATACCAGCAGCCCCAGGAGTACCGCAAGCTCCTATTATACAAACTTTAAATGCAGCAGTAGAAACTATTGCGAATGTGACAGCTGTGTTGACAACATTGAGTAATGTAGCAAACAATGTTTTGCAACTAGCAAATAGACTTGAAGGAATCATTCAGCGATTAAATGATAAAATAAAAAGTTTATGCAATACACCGTCAGCTCCAGCTGATAATGTAGAAGTAGATTTATTAGATTTATATCCTAGTGAATTTTATCAATTGGTTAACGTAACACAAGAAGACATTGATGATCGATTAACAGAAATTCGTAATTTACTAGAACAACAATTAGATGTTCTTACAAATTTAAACGAAGCTCCGAGTCAAATATTATATGGAGAAGGAGCTCCTTCTGTGTTAACAGGTCAACGAGGAGACTATTACGTAGATACTGAAACACAAAATGTGTTTGGGCCAAAGCCTACAAATAGCAGTTGGGAATAAACAACTTTTTCCTTCGTAAATATTTATTAATAAAGAAATTTATGGATAGTAAAACATTGATACAATTGTTAAAACGAGTTGTTAGCGAAGAAGTACGTAAAGTCGTTAAGGAAGAACTTACCGATATTCTTAAAGAAGGGTTACAATCTACAATTAATGAAATGAAATCTACTTCATCTAAACCAAAAATTACAAAAACTACTACATCGGCACCCAAACGTAAAGCCATATTTGAAGAAAATCGATGGGCATCTGTTTTAAATGAGACAGATCCTTTAACAGAACAAGTTCCAGTTGCAATGAATAGTTTTAAAGATATGATGCAAGAAGGAATGGATGAAATTCGAATGACTTCAAGAGATGCTCAAAACTTTGGTAATATGAGACAAAATATGAAAGCTGCAATGGGGTTAGCACCAGAAGTTCCTAAAGTAATGGAAGATCCCGAAACAGGAAAATCATATGAAGTCCCAGTTGAAGTTCAACAAGCATTAACAAGAGATTATTCATCTTTAATGAAAGCAATAAATAAAAAGAAAGGTAATTAGTAATGCCATATGTTTTTGATAATACAGTATCCGATACTACATATGATTCATATTTTGGAAATTCACAAAATAATGGATTAGGTATTATTTTAACTGGTACTAATAGTATATTTTTTATTAGTAGCATAAAACAGTTAAATTTGCAGATATTTGAAAATTTAAAAACATTGTTACTAACTAGAAAAGGCGAACGATACGGTCAACCACAATTTGGTACAGATTTATATACTACATTGTTTTCGCCAAATACTAACGATTTAAAAGCTATTGTACATGATGCAATTTCCGATGCAGTTACCGAATGGTTACCGTATATTAGTTTGGATCAAATTGATGTTAAAACTGCAGAAGATGATCCTAGCAATCCGAACTACGTAACCGTTAAAATAAGTTACTCAGTTCAAAATTTTGGAACAAACAATATTGTTGTATTTGTGACACCTACCGGTGAACTTCAAATTGACTCTGTTAATCCGTAGGAATAATAATGGAAGTAAAAAAAGATATATCATACTTAGGAAAAGATTTTGGACAATTTAGACAGAATCTTATTGAATTTACTAAACAGTATTTTCCAACATCATATAGCGATTTCAATGAATCATCGCCTGGAATGATATTCATAGAATTAGCATCATACGTAGGAGATGTTTTGTCTTTTTACACTGATGTTAATTTAAAAGAATCATTTATAGATCAAGCAGTTGAGCGAAAAAATATTTTTGACTTGGCTAAAGCATTGGGATATAAACCCAATAACGTAGTTCCGGCGTATGTTACATTAGACGTATTTCAGTTAGTTCCATCAATTGGCTCTGGGACTGCAGTTGCACCTGATTATAACTATGCATTAACTATAAAACCAGGAATGCGTGTAAAACAAGAGAATGGAAATTCTATATTTAGAACATTAGATTCTGTAGATTTTAAATATTCATCTTCATTAGATCCTACGGAAGTTACTGTATATGAAAGTGATCCGCTTACTAAACAACCTACATATTATTTATTAAAAAAATCTACTAAAGCAGTATCTGGAGATATAAAAACTTCTAGATTTACATTTGCATCTCCAATTGCATATGACAAAGTAGTTATATCAGATACTAATATTATTGATATTGTTTCTGTTACAGAATCAGATGGAGATAATTGGTATCAAGTACCATATTTAGCACAAGATACTATTTTTGAAGAAGTTCCGAATTTAGCAGAAAATGATCCAGTTTTATCACAATACCGTTCGTCAGCAACTAGTTTATTAAAACTTAAGAAAACATCTAAACGTTTTGTTACAAAACTCAGAAGTGATGGAAAATTAGAATTACAGTTTGGAGCTGGTATTTCGGATAATAATGATGAAGAAATAATACCAAATCCGGATAACGTTGGAAATGGATTATCTGGGGTTCGTCGTAGTGTAAATGTAGATATTGATCCATCTAATTTTTTATATACTAGAACATATGGACAAGCACCGGCAAACACTACATTAACAGTTACCTATACTGTGGGAAATGGAATTGCAGATAATGTATCGGCTCGAACATTAAAACTAATTAATTTTATAGAATATTCAGAAAATGTTAATTCTAATAACAATGCTGGACTAGTTAATTTTATTAAATCTACTATTGCTGTGAATAATCCTACCCCGGCATTGGGTGCAAAAGCTGGAGATTCAGAAGTAGAAATAAAAAATAATGCTTTAGCAAATTTTGCTACTCAGAATCGTTTAGTTACTCGAGAAGAT